AGCTTTGGAATTGTTTCAGTTATTATCCTGCTGTTACTACTTGGGATATTTTAGAAGCACAAGCTGGTAAATACATAGGTAAAGATAAAAAATGGCACCCTGGTAAATATTTATTTACGGTTGACTTCGCTCATCCAGAAGCTAATATACTTGACACGGACCATTCAGAGATTCCGCACGAGCACAAATGTGCTCACATCATAGCCCTAGACGACGGGAACTATGCAGCACAACCTAACAACAGATGCATTTGGGATATACCTTCATTTACAGTGAAAGATAATGTTCCAGATTGGAAAGTGCAAACTTCTGAGTGGAATGTAGAAAATACAAGTAAGTGGAAAACAGAAGATACGGATAAGTTCTTCTACGAAATTGAGGAGAAGAAACATGATTAAAAAAATTTGGAATAAGATTAAAGATCTTTGGCACAAATGGGTTAATTGGATCTTTAAAGGATTTTATAAATAATGGCCAAAACAAAACCTAAAAGTAAATTTGATTGGCTGAAGAAAAATATAGTAATCGTTCCGGTTGTTGGAGCAATCCTAGCCGGAACTGTTACTTCAGTTAGATATGTTTTTACAATGACAGACACTATTCAAGTTAATAAAGAAATACTTCAGACAGTAACTCAGGATTTAGAAATTCAAAAAGAAGTGCTTAGTGATATTAAAAATAGATTAGCAAGAGCAGAAGCCACTTGGGATATGGCTGAGAATATCTTTCAACAATTAGCAGATCAAGTGAGGCAACATGAATACGATATCAAAGATCTTAACAGGTAATCTATTTTGGATTATCTTCTTCTTGTTTGTAGTCACATCAGCACAAGCACGTAATGAATATTTAAACGACGGTGCTTACGCATGTGAAAGAGGCCATTGGGAAACTTATACAGAGGTGAGACAACACGAGTATAAATCAGGAACAAGTGATGAATATCAAGATCAAACATTAGGTTTTAGATTTAGAATGCCTTTTGGTGCAGTGTGTGATGAAGAATATATTGCAGAACAAAAAAAGAAACAAAAATTAAAAACACAGTTAGAATTAGTTAAAGAGTGTAAGCGAGTGCCTAGAATTAATCCACCACCCGTAGAATTTGCTGAACTTATTAACATGTGCATGAAGTTAGGTGTTACATCTACTGCTAGTTTTGAAGATAGACCTGATGCTAGTATTAGTTATTGGACTGTGTTAAAAGATGGTTGGAAAAAAGAGAACCCAGATCGACCAGTATTCGAGGGACAATAATGAAAGTAAGCGAAAATACAAAAGTAAGCACGGATCTTAAGACGATTTTAAGTATTGTTGCAGGTGTTGCTGTTGGTGTGTGGGCATACTTTGGTTTGCACGAGTCATTAAACGCTACAAAAACTAAAGTAGAATTAATGTCAAAAGATTTAGAAGAAAACACAGAGTTTAGAATAAAATGGCCGCGTGGAGAAATGGGTAGTTTGCCCGCGGATAGCGAGCAATTCATGATGTTGGAGGACTTGTATAAAACCACTGACAAGATTAACAAACAACTTGATGCCATGATGAACAACAGAATTAACATCGAATTTTTACAAAAACAAATGGAAAAAGTTCTTATAGATATTGAGGCGTTAAAAGATAAAAATAGAGAAATGCATTATAGAAACGGTAATGGAAAATGATCGCAGAAGTTGTAGCCCTTTTATTATTTATTGGCCCTGATATTAAAGAACATAGAATACAGGAAAACATGGCTGCATGCTTACGTGGTAAACGTATAGCTATGCGTGAGTATAAGGAAAATATACAGTATAAATGTATTAGATCTAAGGCAAAATTAGAAGAAAATATTGATGGATCTATGTCTATAAAGGCGCTAATATTAGAGTAATGAAACTTACAGCAAATATAACTCTTGATGAGTTAACTAAGTCTCAGATTGCGGAGAGAAAAGGTATTAATAACAATCCTAATCCTCAACAAATTGAGAACCTAAAAGCTTTAGCAGTGAACATACTGCAACCGGTTCGCTCGCACTATGACAAGCCTTTGATCATATCTAGCGGATTCCGTTGTGCCCAGCTGTGCCTAGAAATAGGTAGCAGTGTAAACAGTCAACATGTGGCAGACGACAGCGCAGCTGCAGCAGACTTTGAGATACCTGGTGTAGATAATAGAGAGCTAGCTCTTTGGATTAAATCAGAGTTAGAATTTGACCAGCTCATATTAGAATTTTATAGAGACAACGAACCAACATCTGGTTGGATACATTGCTCTTATTCTACTAACGCAAATAGACAACAGTCGTTGCGTGCTTTCAGAGAAGATGGTAAGGTTAATTACAAACCATGGCTAGAATAGGTACACTTACTACACAGATTGTAACAGGCGAATGTCCAGAGTGTAATACTCTTACTATGTTAGTTAGTTGGTCTTCGCATATTTATAGATGTGTAAACTGTGGTCATGATTTAGAGCAGAAAGTAAATGGTGTTATTAAATATGTTATTGCAGACAAAGACACTAAATTAGATATAAAAAATTTAGAAGAGTAAAATGGCAAAGAAAAAACCACTTTACGGTGTTAATAATTATCATAAACGAACTCCAAAAAAACGTCCGGGTAAACATGCAAAAAGTTATAGTAAACGCATACCCAAGCGTAAGAAGTATCGCGGCCAGGGGCGGTAATGTTGTTTAGAATGATTCTAATGTACATATGAAACCTATAATGATCACATTGATGTATTTAACTTTTGGTGGAGACATCAAATTAGATACGTTTGAAATTAATACAGAATGTAGTGGGTGGTTTCACACCAACGTAAAAGTACATGAACGAAAACAAAGAAAACTATTTAGCAATCATTATTATCACGAGTACAAAGGCAAACAGGTTATAGGTTATATTTGTGGGGGCGAAGAACCCAGATAAACGAACCTATTTCTACGAGGGAAATGAGAAATAGGTTATAAAGGTGAGAAAAGTAATTTCTTACTGACACATTTTAGACACATTGTCAAGCACCTGTAACCGGATCGCATTTAAATGTAACGAAAAGCTTCCTATTATTGACTTCTTCTCTACCTAACTCAGCCATAGCATTAAGAGTATTTAATGATCCTGCAGCCGCACAATCATACCAACTATCATGCACGCCAGCGTTGTGTTCTGGTAAACAGTTGCCGGACAGGGCAGAACAAATTTTCATAATTAATATGTATTTTATCATTGACAATCCTATATGATTATCCTATATTTTGTGAAAGGAAAAGAAATATGACAGACACAAGTAAATATAGAAACGTTTCGTTATCACACGCAACATACAAGATATTAAACACCTTGTCTAAGAATTTAGACCCGGATGTGACTTTATCTATCAGCAAGACGATTGAAAAGATAGCAAACGAAAAAGTGAGAAAACTAAATGGGAAAATATCGGGCACCGTTAGCAAATAGTGACGTTATACATTTAGTCGACCGAAATAAGATACCAGAGCAAAAACTTTGGATATCGGTTCTGGCTAAAGCTTTTGAAGATGCGTTCAAATCAACAGATACGAGAGCCGCTTTGGAAGCTTTAAGTTGGATTAAACATGGTTCTGATTTTAACCAAGTATGTAATCTTGCTGGAAGAAATGGAACTTATGTTAAAGCAAAGATGTTAGATAAAGTTATCGAGAGAGAAGCAAAAATTTTAGGTAGACGATGAGAAGAATATGTCCAGAGTGCAAAGGTAACGGACATTTAAGAACTGAAATGAACACGATCGTACAATGTTTAAATTGTTGGTCAGAAGGAGAAATTGATGAGAAAATTTGGGCTAGGGATTATGATCCTATTATTCCTGATGAGTTGCAGTCAACAAAAAAAGATTGAGGACATCATTTGGGATCCAGTAAGAGGAATGATTAGGATAACGTATGGTATTACACAATGAAGTTTATACTAGATATACATGTGAAAGGTAAGGAAGCAGAAAATTTGGCACAAATATATTTTTTAAAAAATGGATACCATGTGTTTAGTAATGTAAGTCAACAGGGTTGTATTGATATGGTTGTAGTAAACGATAAGAATGAAACTATGAAAATAGATGTTAAATCTGTGTGTAGAAGAAAGCGAGATGGATGGAAGATTAACAGATCTAGAACACCCATGCAAAAGAAGTTAGATGTGAAGATACTGTATGTAGACACAGATAAAAGAGAATGTTATTTCTACAGAGAAGATAAGAACCATTTAAAAAGAAGAACACAAATAGAAAAAATATGAGCATAAAGAATAAAATAAAAATTAGAAACGACGCAAGCAAAAGTGTATTTAACGATAAAACAATCAGCGATGATTATAAAAGTGGTGGTGCATACAAAGCAATACTTAAACTGTTTGCCAACCAATTAGATGATGAGAAGTTTGCTGAACACTGTAAAAAATTCTTCAAAGGATCAGGTGAACCGTCAGGACCTGCACAAACTGTGACGCAAAAACAAACAAAAGGAAAGACAAATGAGTAAGAAAAAGAATGGAGCAATGACTTCCATTTTAGGAAAGAAAGTAAGATTTAGTGATTACAGATCAAGCGCTGCAATTACTAAAGTTTTGTATGAAATAAATTATACAAAATTTACTTTGTTTGACGACAACAGAGATATTAACGATTCTCACGTGGAAGAGTTAATTAAGTCTATGAAGAAAAGTGGACAATTAATGCCGGTAATCGTTAATGAAGATATGGAAGTAATGGATGGCCAACACAGAGTGAAAGCATGCGAGCAATTAGGTATACCTGTTGCCTACGTGATAAACATTGGTGGTACATCAAAACAAATAGCTTTGTTAAACAACACGCAGAAAAGTTGGAAAACACAAGACTATTTAAAACACTACAGCCATAAAAATCATTCTAACCATGCAGAGTACAACAAGATAATTAAATTCTTCAAAGAATATAAATTAGCTTTTGGTGTAGGTATGGTTTTGTTATCGAAGTCTAATAATCGTAGATGGGATGACAAAGGTATGATGACTAAATTTAAAGACGGAACTTTTAAAATAAAAGACTTAGAAGGTGCTCAAACGATAGCATCTCAGTTGTTAAAATTTAAAAGTTTTGTACCTAATTTAGTTGGGATTGTTAAGTTTTGTATTGCTTTTACAAAGATAAAATCACTACCTAACTTTAATCTTGCGTTGTCTTACAAACAAATAGAGAAGAACTCTAATAAGTTTGATAAGTGTATTAATCAAGAAGACTGGATCGAAGCTTTTGTTGATGCTTATAACTATAAGTTAGTGACTAAGGGTAAACATGGCCATAAGAGAATCTCAATACGTAAAGAGGGATTTTAATGAAAACTATCCCTGATGCCATTGATGATGTAAAATATTTCTGGAAGAAAACTAGAGATGTGTACTATAGATTCTTTGAGCATTGGGGAAGTAAGATGAACGTCTACGGATGGAACGGTAGATGGAAGAACAGAGAGAAAGGGACAGGATATGGAAGAACAAGATAATAATGTAATGATCTATAACTGGGGGCCATGCCTCATGAAGTGTACGATCACGAACGAACTTAGAGAACTACTATTGAGCGAGGCCAAGGTTGGCTTTGATTACAAGAGCAAGTTAGCAGGGATTATTGAGCAAGAAACAGGGTACACGGATAAATCGAAGGACAAGATTCTGCCACATTTGTCTAGGTGTTTTGGTCTATACGATCAAGCCCAAGAGTTTTATAAACGAGAAAA